GACGTCTTCTTTCGTGCTGGAATCTATGAAGGAACAGATCAAGGAATTCGAGTGGCGTAATTACACTGAGGCTGAATTCCCTGGCAATACGACCTAAGTAATGCTATCCAACACGGCTGTTCCAAAGTATTATGGCGAATTTCGTCAAAAGGTTCTTCTTGGGCTGATACCAGTGAACAAAGAAGTATCGATGCAGATGAACCTTATTGACGACATTATACGCAACCCAAATTACTATTACGACGGTAGCGTTGTTGAAGGTTTCATACGATTCTGTGAAGGAGAGCTTACACTTACCGACGGCTCGCCTTTGGTTTTGCTGGACACTTTTAAACTCTGGGCTGAAGACGTTTATGGTTGGTATGAGTTTGAAGAACGAAACGTGTGGGCACCGAATGGAGCAGGCGGAGGTCGTGGCTGTTATCTGAAAAGGTCGGTTAAGAAGCGCTTGCGGAACAAACAGTATTTGATCGTTGGCCGAGGCGCTGCTAAAACGCTATACGATACGTGTGTTCAATCCTACGGTCTTGTCGTTGATCGTAAAACTACAGACGGCGTTACTACTGCTCCGACCATGAAGCAGGCAGACGAAGTACTAGGACCGCTCATAACAGCAATGGCTCGAAGCAGAGGACCGGTGTTCAGACTTCTAACTGACGGTGAGAAGATGGCCACTCGCGGCAGCATGAGTAAGAAGCAGAAACTTGCTTCGACTAAGGAAGGCGTAATCAATTACATTACAAACTCCAGGATCAAAGTGCTGCCTATGTCTATCGACAAGCTCCAAGGACTCAGGTCGAAGTACAACACGGTCGACGAGTGGCTATCTGTTGACATTCGTGAAGATCCTGTGGGTGCTATCGAGCAGGGCGCTTCGAAGATGAAAGACTACTTGATCGTTGCGACCAGCTCCGAGGGTAATGTACGAAACGGACCAGGCGACACCGTCAAAATGGAATTAACCAAGATTCTCAAGGGCGAATACAAGAATCCGCACGTGTCGATCTGGTGGTACAAGCTTGACGACATTTCGGAAGGCTCAAATCCGGCGATGTGGCCTAAGGCTAATCCGAACATCGGATACACTGTAACCTATGAAACATACCAGCGAGATGTTGAAAGAGCTGAACAGAATCCAGCAGCGCGCAACGACATCATAGCAAAGAGGTTTGGTATCCCTCTAGAGGGATACACGTATTTCTTCACCTTCGAGGAAACGCATCCGCATCCTCGTAACACCTTTTGGAGAATGCCTTGCTCTATGGGCGCTGACTTATCTCAGGGCAACGACTTTTGTGCGTTCACCTTTTTGTTTCCTTTGAAGAATGGAACATTTGGAGTCAAGACGCGCAGCTATATTTCCAGCATTACGCTGTCTAGACTCCATGCTTCTTTGAGAGAGAAGTATGACAAGTTTATTCGAGAAGGGACTTTAGTCGTGCTGGAAGGCGTGGTCCTCGACATGATGGAGGTCTATGACGATCTAGACGAATTTATTGCTAAGGCTGAGTACAACGTTCTTTGCTTTGGCTATGATCCCTACAACGCTAAAGAGTTTGTCAATCGATGGACTCTTGAGAACGGCGAATGGGGGACAGAAAAAGTATTACAAGGCGTTAAGACGGAGTCCGTGCCGCTTGGTGAGTTAAAGCTTCTCGCTAGCGAACGGGCTTTATTATTTGACGAAGAGCTTATGTCCTGGACTATGGGTAACTGTATAGTGCAGCAAGACACAAATGGCAACCGTAAGATTCTAAAGAAACGCTATGAACAGAAGATTGATAATGTGGCCGCTCTGATGGACGCTTGGGTTGCTTACAAACTTAATAAGGAAAGCTTTGAGTGATGGGTACATTTTATTCAATCAATGATTACCGTTCTTACCTGAGCCACGGCGGTCCTGGTTCTGGGCGTTATCCTAAAGGATCGGGTAAGAACCCTTTTCAGCACGTGCCTGGAAGAAAACATTACACGACGGTTCGTGGCGGAGAGCCGGAATCGTCTGAAAAGACAGAACGAGTTCGGCCGAATTCTGGAAAATGGCTTACCCCAAATATTAAGGCGGGCAAGGACAGAGCTCCTATTTCGGCTGCGGAAAAGACCGTTCAACAGAGCGAGAAGATTGTTCAGAATTCTGCGGACATTGTTAAAGCGGCTAAGACTTTAAAAAGGGGCAAACCGTCTGGCGCAAAAGATCTGACAGATGAAGAACTTAGTGCCGCTTTAAAGCGCCTTCGGATGGAAGCGGAGTTTGACAGATTAACGAGTAATGATATCTCTGATGGCTATGATAAAGCCGTCGCGGTTCTTTCCATGGCCGGTAGCGCGGTTGGAATTGTGGGAGGCGTTGTTACGATCTTGTCTACCATGCAGGGGCTCAAGAAATGAACGGTACATTTTATCCAGAGAATGACTACCGGGTCTATCTGGAGCATCATGGCATTAAAGGCATGAAATGGGGAGTTCGCCGTTGGCAGGATCAAAATGGAAGATATAATGCTGCTGGGCGCCTTCGATACGGGATGGGCGATGGAAAGACGTATTCCGGAGTAAAAGGCGCAACTCGTCCTGCTCAAAGAGCTTCTTCCGGAGGACCGAGCAAAGCCTCCTCGAACGTAGCAAACAGGGCAAGATCTATAGCTGATCGTGCGCGCAATACTTCTTTGTCAGACGCTAAGAAGTATGTCGAGACTTATGCCTTTGGCAAGAATGCCGTAGATACTTATCTCAAGGCCAATGTAACACTTTCTAGAATCCAGTCCAATGACACATTCGAGAATTTTGCTTTCTATGCTACATATAAGCAACACGACGTAAACGAGTATGCCGGGTTGTTTGGAAAGAACTTAATGAACCGAGCGAACGCTGCCGCTAAGCAGGCTGAGAAAGCAGCTAAGAAATCTGGTTCAGAAGAAGACGCCGCTAACGCGAAGGCTCTTCGAGATAAAGCAGACAACATGCAGATTTACCAGCTTAAGGTCAATGCGACAAAGAAGCTTAAGGTTCCCTCGGATGAAAACGCCGGTAATGTGGTCGGCGACCTTCTGAAGGACGATGATTTCCGTGATAACTTATCCAAGTCTATCGATCATGCCAAACAGATTATGCGCCGTCCAACACAACAGGCATTGTTCACAGACGCCCAGTCTATCATGAAGAAACGTGGCGCTTTAACTTCACAAGAGCATCAGACGTTGTATAAAGCGCTTAACCTTACTTTAACAAACCACGAGAGTTATGAAGTGGCCGCGCAGGATAAATTCTATAGCGCCTTGAAGAAGAAAGGATACAGCGCTCTTGTCGATATTAATGACAAGGAGTACAGCAGCTATCATGCGCATAGGCCGATGATCATATTTGACACTGATTCGGTTAAGCTCCAGTCTGCAACCCAGATGGATCCGAAACGAATCGAACGGCTCAATCGGGTTTATAACGCCGAGCGTATTCTCAAAGATGTACCAGCAAATGTCTTTGGAACTCCTTCTAAGTATGGACAGACGGGAATAAACATCGCAAGACGAGCTGTTGAACAGACATACAATGATTACCTAGAAAGGGACAAGCAATGAATAACACATTCTATGCGCCTAATGACTACCGGGTCTATCTTGCTCATCACGGCATAAAAGGACAGAAATGGGGCGTTAGACGATTTCAAAATGTAGATGGGTCTTACACTTCATCCGGTAAAAGCCGTTACGGAGTAAGCGGATCGAGCCGATCTTCTGGCGGCGTAGGCGGAGCATTGCGCTCCATGGGAAGAAAGATTACCGGCGCCGATTTAACCGAAGAACAGCGTGACGCTCGAAATGCCAAAGCCGCAAAGATCGCGCTCGCAGTTACAGGCACCGCCGCCGTGGCAGCAGGAGCTTATGTGGCGCATAAGTATATGAACGATAAGATGGCGGATGCCGACAAAATGGTTTCCGCGATGACAGCGGCGGATATGCAAAGGGCTTTTGATAATATGCTCTCGTATGAGGAAACTGCTCATAGTTCGTTTAAAGATGCCGAGCGGTTCACTGATATGGGATTAAAAGAAGGGGCTGCTCGTTCGCGTGAAAACAGTGAACGATACATGAATCTTGCGAAGGAGGCAAAGAAGCGATACGACGCCGCTGGTGCACGTTTTAATAACTATAGCGCCAATTCCAATGCGCAACGCCGGGTCCGGAATGCTCTGATAAGAGAGGATATCTCGAACATGAGAGATCGCGCTGCCGAGGAACTGAGCCGATTTGGCAAGCCTGGCGTCGGTCGGTTCGCAGGAAGAGATGAGTATTCTCAGCAAGCGATGCGGGATGCTCGTAAACGCAGTAACGCCATGAGAGCGTATAACAATGCTCGGAATGTTCTTGAGAGTATGCCCAATAAACGCACTAAAACGCCTGAAGATCTGCTTAAAGAAGCAGCCGCTAGACAGGCTCGAAAAATGCGTGGACATTAACAGATCGCAACGGAGGTTTTTAAATGCCGACATTAACCGAACGTCTCCAGCATGCCTGGAACGCATTTAAATCACGAGAGCCCACTATACCGCGGGCATATTCATCTGGCATCGGGGGCTACGGTTACATACCTACGCGGCATCGAATGACCAGAGGAAATGAGCGCTCAATCGTATCGGTTATATTTAACAAGATCGCGGTTGATTGCGCCATGGTTACGTTAGAGCAGGTCTTGCTCGACGAAAACGATCGTTATACAGAAACTGTGAAATCCGGTTTGACCAATTGTTTGACGCTTGACGCCAACCTTGATCAGACCGGATTTGCTTTTAAGATTGATGCGTTTATGTCGATGTTCGACGAAGGAGTCGTTGCCCTGGTACCGGTTGATACTACGGGCGATCCGTATTTATCGAACACTTACGACATACTCACACTTCGAACAGCTCGAATCGTTCAGTGGTTCCCGAGGCATGTACGGGTAAGTCTGTACAACGAAGCCACTGGACAGCAAGAAGAGATTACGTTTCCCAAATCGTTCGTCGCCATTGTCGAGAACCCTTTTTACGCAATAATGAACGAACCGAATTCGACACTGCAGAGATTGATTCGAAAGCTCAACCTTCTGGACTACATAGATGAGCAGAGTGGATCGGGCAAACTCGATTTGATCATACAGTTGCCGTATGTGGTTAAGACACAACAGCGTAAAGAACTCGCGATGAAGAGACGAGATGAGCTGGAGACTCAGTTGGCCGGATCCAAATACGGAATCGCTTGGACTGACGGAACGGAGCGGATTACGCAGTTGAATCGTCCTGTTGAGAACAACATCTGGCAGGAAGTTAAAGATTTGACAACGATGCTATATAACCAGCTCGGTCTGACCGAAGGTGTGTTTAATGGCACCGCAGACGAGAAGACTATGCAGGATTACTACTCTAGGACGATTGAGCCGATCATCAAAGCGTTTTCGGATGAAATGGAGCGGAAGTTCCTCACCAAGAATGCCAGATCGAGAGGACACGCCGTCAGATTCTTCAGAGATCACTTCAAACTCGCAACGATGACTGAAATTTCAGAGACTGCGGAGAAGTTCATTACGAACGAAGTCGCGGAGCCCAATGAATTCAGATCCATTATCGGATGGAAGCCTTCGAAGGATCCTAGGGCTGACCAGCTTGGAAACCGTAATCTCAAGAGCAAAGACAACGGCATGATGGGCGAAGCTTCTCCCGAGATGCTCCCTCCTGCCGCTGAACAAACTGAAGGAGGATTTGATCAAAATGAAACTCGACAAGCGCAAAGCTGATTTTGCGGGTTGGGTAACTCGTAATAACATTAGATGCGCCGACGGCCGAGTGATTCGACACGGAGCATTCAGCAAGCAGGATGGCGCAGTTGTGCCTTTGGTCTGGAGTCATATTCATAATGATCCCGGGCTTGTACTAGGCAAATGCCTGCTTGAAGAGCGTGACGAGGGAGTCTATGGCTATAGTTTCCTCAACAACAGCACCAAAGCTCGTGAGTCTAGAGAGCTTATCGAGCACGGCGACATTAATTCATATTCTATTTACGCTAACCACCTCAAGGAGGAAGGCAAAAGCGTAATTCACGGAATCATCAGAGAGGTAAGTCTCGTACTTGCTCCTGCAAATCCTGGGGCATTCATTGAAGTGAAAAGCTTCGCGCATGAAGACGATCCGGATAGTGATTTCGAAGCAGTAATTACAACTGGCGAGGAAATCGAGTTCTTATCACATTCCGATTTCGAACCGGAAGAGGAACCGATTGAACATGCGGACACAAAGGAGGATCCAATGCCTACAGCTGAACAGAATACAGGTAACGATAACGGCGGAAAGACCGTAAAGGAGATTTTTGACACACTTACAGAAGATCAGAAGACAGTTGTCTACTACATGATCGGCCAGGCGCTTCAGGACCAGAAATCTGGCGGAGCTGCTGACAACGACGAGGAGGACGAACCCGAAATGAAACACAACGTATTTGATACTGACATGCAGGACACCGGCGCATACCTCAGCCACGATGATCTGAACGAGCTGTTCCAGACAGCGGTTAGAGATTCTAAGAACTACGGCGGCAGCTGGAAGGATGCGTTCATCGCGCACGCCGATCAGGACTACGGCATCAAGAACATCGATGAGCTGTATCCCGATTACAAGTCTTTGAATACTCCCCCGGAGTTCATCAAGCGCGAGATGGGCTGGGTCGAAAAGGTCAACGGCGGCGTTAAGCACGTTCCTTTCACCAGGATCAAGTCTATGTTCGCAGACATCACCGAGGATGCAGCAAGAGCGAAAGGTTACATCAAAGGCAAGAAGAAGAAAACAGAGGTCTTCACCCTGCTCAAGAGAACTACCGACCCGCAGACAATCTACAAGCTTCAGAAGCTGGATCGCGATGACATCCTCGACATCACCGAGTTCGACGTTGTCGCATGGCTGCGCAAGGAGATGCGCATGATGCTCGATGAGGAAAAAGCCCGCGCTATCCTGATTGGTGATGGCAGAGAGCCCGACGCCGAGGACAAGATCCAGGAAGCGCACGTTCGCCCTATCGCTACGGATGCTTATCTGTTCACAGTTAAGGTCCCGGTTGAAGTTCCGGCAAACGCCACAGAAGCGACCAAGGCTAAGACTATGATCAACACCATCATTCGTTCCCGCAAGCAGTATAAGGGATCCGGCAATCCGACTTTCTTCACTACCGAAGACGTCCTCACCGAGTGCCTGCTCCTGGAAGATGGCGTCGGTCACAAAATGTATAAGTCCAAGGACGAGCTTGCAACCGCTCTTCGCGTCAGCGATATCGTGACTGTCGAGCCCATGGAAGGCCACAAGATCACGTTCGTTACCGAGAATGAGACTACGGTTTCCAACAAGCCTCTTCTCGGCATCATTGTCAACCTCGATGACTACCGTGTCGGCGCCGATAAGGGCGGCGATGTCAACACCTTTGACGATTTCGACAT